CGAGCGCATCCCGGCAAGTGAGGTCTTGCACTTGTTCGTCAAAGATCGACCCGGTCAAACTCAAGGCGTGCCTTGGCTTGCAAGCTCGATCACCGGCTTGCGAATGCTTGAGGGATACCGCGAAGCGGAACTTGTGGCGGCAAGAGTCTCCGCGAGCAAGATGGGATTTTACACGGAGACCAGTCCCGACGGATATGTCTCGAGCGAAGACGCCGACGGCAATCTTGTTTACGAGGCTGAACCGGGATCGTTCGAGCGTTTGCCGATGGGAATGGATTTCAAAGCGGTCGACTTCCAACATCCGAACGGCGCGTTTGGCGACTTTAACAAAGCAGTCTTGCGTGGTGTCGCCTCGGGTCTCGGAGTGAGCTATAACACATTAGCGAACGATCTGGAAAATGTCAACTACTCGTCGATCCGCGCCGGTCTCTTGGACGAACGCGAAGAATACAAGACGCACCAGAATTTTATTATCGATCATCTTTGTCGCCCGGTCTTTTTCGCGTGGCTCGAGCAAGCACTCTTGACCGATGCGCTCAAGCTACCCGCCGAGAAGATGGACAAGTTCAACGCGGCAGAGTTCCGCGGACGACGCTGGCAATGGGTCGATCCGCTCAAAGACGTTCAAGCCAACATCACCAGCATCGAGTCAGGTCTCAAATCCCGGCGGCAAGTGGTCGCCGAGATGGGTGGAGACTTCGAGGATGTCATTGATGAGCTTGCGGAAGATCAAAGTCTGATCGAGGCCGCGGGCATAGTCTTGGGAGACGCGCCGATCGTTGAGGCAACCGACGAGCCGGACGACGACGAACAACCAAGCAGCAAGCCGACCAAAGCAAAAGCGGGCAAGCCAGCAACCGACGAAGCACCGGGGAACTTGGCAGTCGCCGCCGATGCCGGGTTGAACGGGGCGCAGATTCAAGCCGCCTTGTCGGTCATCGAGCAGATCGTGAGCGGACTAATGCCCGCCGCCGCCGGGGTCGAGTTGCTTGTCTCTCTCGGGTTGGACGATGCGACCGTCGCCAAGATGATGGCAGCGATCAAGACTTTCAAACCAAAGCCAACCGCTACCAATGAACAAAAACAAAATGGCGAAAAATCTGCCGACTAGCAAAACGCAACAACGATCGGTCGAACTCGATCGGTCTGCGATCAACGAAGACGAGCGAACCGTCGAGCTTGCTTTCTCATCCGAGGAACCCGTCGAGCGTTCATTCGGGCGCGAGGTACTCGACCACGATCCCAAGAGCGTCAACCTCGAGAGGCTCAACTCTGGATCGCCTTTGCTTCTCGAACACGACCGTACCCAGCAGATAGGGGTCATAGAAAATGCCCGCATCGATCCCGACCGAGTGGGACGAGCGACGGTGCGATTCAGTAGGTCAGCACTTGGCCAAGAAATATTTCAAGACACTTTGGACGGGATTCGACGGATGACATCTGTCGGGTATCGGGTTGACGAGTTTGTCCAAGACGACGTCAATAACGGTGAACCGGAAGTTTACCGCGCAAAAAATTGGTCTCCACTCGAAGTCTCAATCGTAAGCATCCCGGCGGATACATCTGTCGGAGTCGCTCGCGGTGAAGATGAACCCGAAACGGAGCCGGAGCCACAAACGGAGCCGGAGCCACAACCCGCCGCGGAAGAATCCGAGGCAGAAAGATCACAAAATATTATCATGTCTGAAAAATCAGAAAAGACCATTGAGGTCAAAGCCGACAAGCGCGCCGAGAACATCGCCGCCATCGGTCGTCAGTTCAACGCCTCCGACGAAGCGTTGTCATTCATCGCCGAGGGCAAGTCCGCCGATCAGTTCAAAGACTACCTACTTGAGCAGAGAGCAAACGAGCCGGTCGCCGTTCCGTCCGAGGATCGCGAAATCGGATTGTCCGACAAAGAGGTCGAACAGTATTCATTGCAGCGCGCAATTCTCGCCGCCGCAAACGGCAGACCGCAAGAGGCGGGTCTGGAAATGGAAGCATCGCAAGCAGTCGCCAAGCGATTCGGTTCAACGCCAAAAGGCTTTTACGTCCCGGCGGATGTTGAACAGAGTTGGAAACGTGACTTGCAAGCCGACGCATCCGGCGCGGGTGCGAAACTCGTTCCGACCATCACCGACACCGACCTCATCACCGCATTGCGGAGCAAATTGGTCGTCGCGGATGCTGGCGCGCGTTTCTTGTCTGGCTTGCAAGGGACAATCAACATCCCAAAAGTCACAGCCGGAGCCGCCGCCGCGTTCGTGTCCGAGAACTCGGCAGTCGCCGAGCAGACGCAAACGATCGGCCAAGTCCAGATGACGCCAAACACTCTCGGCGCGTTCACCGACATCTCTCGCACTTTGTTGATTCAGAGCGCGATCGACGTCGAGAACATGGTGCGCGACGATCTGACCTCCGCAATCGCGGTGAAGTTGGACGACGTTGCCATCGAGGGCGGCGGAAGCAACGAGCCGAGCGGCATCTTGAATGATAGCGACGCCGCGACCGTGGCAATGGCAACGAACGGAGCAGTCCCGACGTTTGCCAAGATCATCGATCTCATCTCCGAGGTCGAAGCCGACAACGCATTAAGCGGGCCGGGTACATTCATCACGACGCCACAAATGCGCGCCAAGATGTTGGCGGTCGCCAAGCATTCAAACGGCGGCGACGGTTTCATCATGGATGCGTGGAATGAGTTTCTCGGTTATCGCGTACTCGCATCGAGCGGCGTGCCGAGTGATCTTACCAAAGGCTCATCGAGCGGCGTTTGTCATGCAATCATCTTTGGTTGCTTCCAAGAGTTGATCGTCGGCCAGTTTGGGCCGGGTCTCGACATATTGGTTGATCCATACACCGGATCAGCAGCGGGAACCGTCCGCGTTCGGGCATTACTCGACGTTGATGTTGCTGTTCGTCAAGGGCAGTCGTTCAGCTTCATAAAAGACGCGAAACTCTCGTAAGTCTTTGCGACTCGGGGGCGCGTGCCGGTTTCTTGGTTTGTCCGGCGCGCGTCCCATTTTAAAAAATGGCGGCATTGCTTAAACTGTACGTCGACACGGAGCGGAACAAACTCGTCAAGTCCGCCACGTCGACGCAAGAGGTCACGCTGCCGACGTTCTTTCAAGGCGACGTTGTGCCGATTGAGGTCACGTTACTTGAACCAAAGACGAGCGGCGGCATCTCTGACCCGTTCTCGATCGTCACCGATAGCTACACGGTCAAGATCGGGCTGACCACTCCGCACGCGACAAGCGGATCGGAGACGGTACACACTAATTCAAATTTAACCCAAAGCACAACCAACGTCCACGAGGGTACGTTGCTACTCAACGCGACCGCGGTCACGACTCTGCTCGCCACGGGAACAAGCGCAACGTGTCAACTCGAGATCGAGGCGCGCACCGCGTCGGGAACGTATTCGACCGAGTTGATGCGCGAGGTGACGGTCAAGGCGGACGGTCTCAAAACATCGACACCCGTCACGATCGGATCGGAAACATACCCGACGAGCGCGGAGGCGACCGCTACTTTCGCCGCTAAAGTTGGAAGCGCGGGCGATTCAATTACTCTCGTTTCTCCCGACGGCGCAAAAGGCATTATCATCTATTGCACAAATAACGGTGAGTTTATGACGGACAGTTTCAATTTTTGATGAAGCATTTTTTCTGCATATTGGCATTTGTTTTGACGCTTTGCATGGGCGAGGCGGCATCGCGGAAAGTGTTGCAAATCGACGTGTCGACCAACCCGAGCGACGGCGACACGCTTGTCATCAACGGATCGACGCGGACGTGGAAAACGAGCGTCGTGACCGCCTCGACTCAAATCGAGATCGCAGCGACCGCGGCACTCTCGAAAGAGAAACTCTTTCAGCACGTCGCGGCAAATCCGTTTTCGGGGCCGCTAATTTTGCAAAGCGTGGACGCCGACTCGATCAAACTAACAGCACAAGTCGACGGATCGTTGACATATTCGGCAAGCGGATCGTGGGAAACGTTTGCGCTTTCTACTCTGACGGTCACGAGCGCATACAACGTGCGGATGCCGATCACCGTCGAACCGGCGGCGACACGGATCACGATCGCGAACGACCTTGTCACCGCACTCGGATTAGCGACCGGGGCGTTTGGCACAACTGACGCGCACATGGCAAACTTTCCGAGCTTGACCGGATCGCAAACGGTGACAAGTAAAACATTGCAGACCGGATACATCGATTCGCTCACCATCCGAAACGGGTCGACCGACGACAACACGTCAATCGAGACGACAGCTTATCAAGGTATTCATTTTTGGGATTGGAATAATCAAGACCGGGTTTATTCGATCCGACCAAACAACAACGGTTATCCGTCGGTCTTTTACACCTACGCGAGCGTAACCTCAAACACGGCGGTCGCGGCAAGCGACAACACTCTCTCGAACAACACCGACGCATTGCTCAACGTGGCGAGCGCGGACAATCGATATTTGCGGCTCGGCGCGGCCAACACCGCGACCGACGACTTGACGGTCAGCGGCGACGTCGAGTTTCAAGGCGAGACATACATTGTCAACGGTCAAGGCGGGACATTGACCGACGTGACCATTGCGACCGCAACCTCAATCGGCGGCACAATCGGATCGCTCACGGGTGGCAGTATCGCGGGAACAGCAATCGCGGGGTCGACATTCACCGCGGCATCAACGTTCAACAACTCGGGGCATTTATATTTTCAAAAACTCGACGTGACCTCGATCGGTAGCGGCGACGCGCGGCTCGATCCAAGCAACGCGACTTTCGTTCGGATTAGTTCGACGACAGGCAACTACACTCTGACCGGCATCTCTGGCGGCGCAGACGGTCGAATGATTTGGGTTTACAATTCGGGGGCTTATTCTCTGACGGTTTCGGAAGAAGACTCCGCCGAGACGACTGCCGCGAATCGGATCATAATTCCCGGCTCGGACACGACGAAAGCATCAAGCGCGAGCTACCCCAAAGGTGTCGCGCAATTCATCTATGATTCAAGCGAGAGTCGGTGGATTCTGTTAAACTGGCAAAACTAAAATTTGGAGAAATAAAAAATGGCAGCAATATCAATCAACGACGCATATACGACAGTCGCGGGAGCAACCTCAAGCGCGGTACTCGGGGCGAGTACGGTCAAGGCGGACAACCTCATCTTGGTCGCGCACAAGGCGAGTAAGACAGAGAACACCGGCACGGTTTATTTTATGAAGACCGGCGGCGCGGTGAGAATCCCGCTTGAACCGGGCGACGTGATGAGTCTCGTGTCACCGGGAGACGAAGAACTCACGCTTGACCAGTTCACTATTGAGAACGTGGACGCGGGCGACGGGGTTGGGTATTTGGCAATCGAGCATTCACCATACGACTAAGATGAGTTTCACACTCTACAAAAAGAACCCTACCTCTGGGGAAGTCACGAGTAGCCTGACGAATGCCAGCGATGGCCAAGGTCTGCACTTCGACGGTGCGGCTGGAAACATCGACATTGACTCGCCTCCAAATCTCGGCACGAAGTTCAGTTTCGAGTTTGTCATTCAAGCGGATTCGTGGGGGAGCGCGAACAGTTTTTTGCTGGATTTCTATGCAGCATCAACTAGATTCATACTCGGAAGCCACTCGACTCCCAGTTACAATTTAAGCATTTACACGCCGAGTTCGTGGGTTTCGTTCGGAACGAAAGTTCTGGATGATTTAAAAGTCCATCACCTCGTTGTGACGGTGGACGGCACTTCTGCGATTGCCTACGACAACGGCAACCAAGTCGGCACATTGACTGCCGCATCAAGCGACCAAATAGATGGGGCTACGGATGCGCGAGTTGGCAGCGACTATTCTGGCGCGAACTTCTTCAACGGCACAATCTACCGCGCCCGATTCTGGAACAAGACGCTGACCGCAGCGGAGGTAACGGCGAGCTACGAGAACGCTACCGTGCCGTTTGCAGACCAGTATGGGTCGCAGACGATTGCTGGAACATTTGCAAATACAAGTAGTGCCTCCGCCGCATTTGGGACATTAACCGGAGTTAGCGCAGCGGGGTTTACTGCGCCATACGATAACGGCAATGCTTCAAATCGTGCGGGTGCGCCTATTACTGGAGGCTTTGAGGTTGGAAAAAAATACCGAATCAGTTTTGACTACGTTTTAAACGGAGGTACTGCCGTTGTTTTGTGGGCATCTTCTGGGCCAGCGTTGTCCGGTATAGAGTCTATCTCCGCTTTAAGCGGAACAAGTTTTTCAACCACTTACACTCCAACTAGTTCAAGTGCTTACCTCCAGTTTTATGTTGGAGGTGTTCCCGCTAGTGGTAATTTTGTCGTATCAAATTTTATATGTGATGAAATCGGCTGCGTGGCTGACTACGAACTTTCAGCCAATCCAGAAATTTCGTTTATGGTGCAAGACCGCGCTGGTGCAGCGGACGGCGAAGCTTCCAATGACGGGACAAACCCAACTGGAATTTCTCAAATCACGCCTCTTGTCCAAGTGAATGCCACGGCGGCTCGCATAGGAACGAGTGCGGCGACACCGGCAGATGGGGAGTTGGTGGTTGGGACGGTCAAAGCGTCTGACGAGATTGGCATCGGGGTTTCTGGTAATCCAGCAGAACCTCTACACATCGACGGCGACGGAACCGCTGATATTATGTTGTCGCGCACAACTGGTGCGACTTCTGGTTATCTCGGCAGAATCTTTTTTGGCGCGCTTGACGGTGACGCACACCTCGCTTCTGTTGAAGGTTACCAAGACGGCGCGGTCGATGCTGCCGGATTAAAATTAACAACGGAAGCGACAGGCGGCACTCGTGCCACTCGCCTCACCATCGACAGCGCGGGCCTCGCGACATTCGCGGATG